GTGACGGCACAAAGTCGTTTCGCCTACTTGTGCTATCATTGCCTGCAATCCGCAGACATCGGCACCGGCGGGGGTGCCTCTATCGCCGCAGCTGACACCCGCGTTGCGTGTATACAGCGAACACGATGTTCGGCATAATCAAGATTGAATCCGGATGCTGTGCGACTTTCAGTCCCTAAAACACCAATACGGTGTACCTGGTATTTGTTCACAGCACCCGCAACGACAATACCGGCTAAAACCGGGTAATGTGGTTTGCACACCTCGTTCAGGTTCTTTCGAGCTGCGCTTTCTCTTGCAGCACTGCCGACGGCACTTTGCTGTGGATCGTAAACGATTACTACACGTCGGTTTCATCTCAACCAACCGACGACATTCATTCTCAATGCTATCTCTGAACGCTTGCACATGGTGCAGCGTGGTTTCTTAGCAACGCTAATCTCCTTATGGTAACATCTGGAACAACTCCAGATTCGATATATGGGTCTCATAATACTTCCTCGTACCCACACTTTGGGCATATCCAAAGTTCAACCCATTGTTCGGGTTTTACCTCTACGGGCCACGCATCTGAACGGAAGTCCAGAAGTTGACCGCACGATGTGCACTTCATTCTTCAGCCTCCAAGTTACCAGGTCCCTTTCCTTTCATGTAGCATGAGAAACAGCAACTTGCTTGTGTAAGGGCAGTTGCAGTCAAATTTTCTCTGCCACAATGTTGGCATGTGATCCATGAGCCAACCATCGTCATTCCTCCTCCGTTCTCGAGTAACTCCATCCGCTACTCGATTTATAATCAACATGTGAATTATTCGAATCGAATGCTTCCCATGTCCATTTTCCATTCTTCTTGATGCGCCAATACAGTTTCGCCATGTTAATCCGTATACATGATGTATACATAAACATATCGTTAAGACTTTGCTAAACTGTTCCAACCTTACGGTTATCGTCTATTCCACTGATCGTGGTTTGTCGCATTTTGAATTAACACATGCCGGAGCCATAGGTTACCAATTGGTCCAGTAGGCCAAGTTGGTGTGCGATCAGTGTACCAATAAGGTACTCCAATCGTCGTTCCACGATATGTGCCAAGACACTTGCGCCTTGACTTGCTTTGACGACCGTTTCTGTTGCTGCAGTAGTTGCAGCTGCGCTGACGTCAGGGGACATCAGATCACGTCCGCCTTAATCCCTCGGTACTTGCCGGGGGCAAGTTCTACGAGTATCGAATAAACATCTGAAGCAATAGGTGATTTGGTTTCGACTTCAATCAAACCACACATTGCAGAGAATCCGCCGACGGTAGCCTTACCGTCGACACCAAGGGTGGTATCTTGCACTACCAGTGGTTTAGGCATATTCGATGCACCACCGGGGTATTGCCCTGCGTCATATGGCGGGGCATCGTTATCACTCTGCAAATTCTGAAGAATTTCGTCCGCCACAGTGCCATCATCGAACAGATTCATCAGTGGATCTGTATCGATTTGGGGGTCATCATTAGGTCCTGATGCATACACGGTCGCCCGACTATCACTGTAAGATTGGACAAGGCCAACGTAAGTAATAGATCCGACTGAGCCCGACTGGGCTCCGAGTAAACCAGCTGTAAATGGGTCTGCCGAAGTTGTTCCGTCAGGTGTGACGTATTCGCAATATTCCCATTCGCCAGCGCTGACAGTATTTCCGCCATTATCTTTTGGCGATAACACTGTTCCAGTTCTCATATCATTACTCAAGTAAACTTTGTAATCATGATAATTAGCCTTGAAGTCGCCACCAGCATTCACCGAAACTTTCTCATTCATTCGGTTCCAACTTTCAAATCCCCTCTTCCAGGCCATCTGTGTAGACCACGATTCTGGCGCTGTTGAAAAGGAGATACGTCCAGCATGCAAGGCTGGTTGATCAGCCGGGCTTGGCCCCTGGCTCTGACCAGAATTACTGCTGATAACAGTAATTCGCTTGACGTGGTACATACGTCCTTGGCGCATCAATCGGCGGTTTATCGCAGATAGATCCTTTGCCAAGTCGATGAAGTGGGAAGTCTCCGTACCAGGAGTCCCACTGTTCGTCAGCTCATACCGGAGGTATCGAACTGCCGGAGTTATTGATCGCTTCGATTTCTTGCGCTTAGGCTTGTCAATATAATGACCTCCGCCTTTAGTTGGCATTTTTAATCCCATACTTACCCTGCGGGAACGACAACTAATAATTGTTTCCCCTTGGGCCCCTCTTGCTAAAGCAATTCACCGCCACACCCGATTCAGAAGCCGCTACGGAGGGGTTGTTCAGCCCTCACTTCGCATCTTCCTTGCCCTCTTACCGGAAGTGACGGCACAAAGTCGTTTCGCCTA